GTTTAGACGTTTTCATATAAGCAATATTCATCGTATTATTAAAAGTGTATATTTTAATAATATGAGATTTATAATGATATTAAATTATACTAAAATTACTTAGATGTTACTTCCTCTCCCTTTTCCACTTCCTGATTTTCGCTCGTGTCTACACCGATAACAGATTCCTCATCTCCTTCTGGTATAGAATTTTCAGCTTCACGTTGTTTACGGCGTTCTTCTATTTCTTTAGCTACAATGGCATCGGCTTCTTTTACTAACTCTTCCATAGGAGTATCAGGTTTCTCCCTTTGTAAACGCTCAATTATTTCAGCTGGATGACTAATTGGAGCCTCGTCGGGTTTATTATAATATTTCGAATTCTCATCACCAGATTTAAAATAATTGGGTTTGCCATCAACGTCTTTTCCAGCTTGCATGTCGGCTTTACGTTCATTAAACATCTTTGCAGCCATTGCCTGATTTTCCTTATAACCAGTCATTAATTCTTCAAGTTTTTCGTTAGTGTAATGCGAATCTTCGATTTTACTTGGATCTGGTGGAATTAACAACCATTTATACAAATCTACAACGTATATATCAAATGTTGCATCTTCCTTTTGAAGTCGTTTAGCGTGACTCGCGGCTTCGTCTCGAGTAGCAAAAGCTCCTCTTATTTTTATACCAAATTTATCATTTTTTTGTGGAGCCTCTGGTCCCACGATAGATAAACATGCATACAATTGACCGGGTACAGTAATATAATCTTGTTCCAACGACATTATAATTTTTCTTGTTATTTAAACTTTAAGCCATCTAACTTAAGTCGAATCTATATAATTAAAGTTTTTACGTTTATTAAAGTATGGAAGATTTACGTCGTTTACATAACGACGAAAAACGCACACTCATTGAAAACGTGGCATTCAAAGGAGCGAACATTCTTGATGTTGGATGTGGGTTTGGCGGAGATCTTCAAAAATGGGCTAGGGTAGGCGCCAAAATAAATATGTGTGAACCATCTCTCACGGCTTTACAAGAAGCTAAATCCCGTGCATCTAATATGAAAATGCGTGTGAATTTTTATCACGGTGACATTTTTAAATGTCCTAATATACGATACGATATTATCTGTTATAATTTTTCATTGCATTATATATTTCAAACACGCGATTTGTTTTTTGGAACAATACGCGAAATAAAAAAAAGATTAAAACCTGGTGGATTTTTTATAGGAATTATTCCCGATTCGGAAAAAATAATATTTAAAACTCCATACGAAGATTCTCTCGGGAACTTTTTTAAATTAAAAAATATGAGTAATGGTAATTTTGGAGAAGATTTAGTTGTCCGTCTAATAGATACACCGTATTATGCAGAGGGTCCTAAATCAGAACCAGTTGCTCATAAAGATCTTCTTATAACACATCTAGAAAACAACGGCTTTTCAATGGAGAAATGGGAGCCTCTAGAAGGAAATTCCATATCGGAATTATATAGTAAATTTATCTTTGTATATAGTAATGATCGCTATACTATTACTAATAATAGTTAATGCGTTTTTAATTGTAAGTTTTCGGCAAGATCCGATCCTTGTTGAGGTAAAGGAAAAATATAAATTACTCAGGGAACATCTTATATCGACAAACGACCCTAAATTTAAAATGCTTCATAAGGAAATTCCTATAGTGGCTTACAGGGGGTCATTTTTATCGGGTGTAGGATATAATACAAATAAAGGTCAAGAAATAGGTCTATGTATAGATGGTACAGTTAATCAGGTATTACACGTACTCATACACGAATTAGCTCATTGTACAGTAGAGGAATATTCGCATAGTACAGGGTATTGGAAAAATTATAATGATCTGAAAAATGAAGCTATACGAATTAATATATATGAAAATATAGACTTCGAAACACCGTTTTGTGGAAAGACGATCGCAGATTAATAATGTTAGTTAAATATATATGCCGGAATATAACATCAGGCAACCTAATATGGATAGAGTTCTTCTTTCTTTATTGATGTGGTTTTTATTAATGACGGGTGCATTTCTTACACGGTTACAATCACCCTATTGGGTCAATATGACTATAATGACAGTAATTTTTCCAGTCATTATATGGTATCTCGGTAATACTAGCTTAATTATTAGTATGCAGCCAACAGCTGTTATGGTTGCAGTGCTCATGGCCGTGTTATTTTTAATCGTCATAACTGAAGGATTTAAAGATGTACGAGGCGTCAAGGTATTTTCCAAGCAATTAAGAGAAAGTTACGAAAATTACGGTAAAGATATTAAAACAGCTTGGCTACCATTAGTAATGACAATGGTATCATTATTAATAGGAGTATCCTTTAGTTACATAATGTTACGTGGCGCTGTACTTGATCTTTATTAAAAATATTTACGAGTAACGTAAAATACAACAGCCGCAACAGCTCCGGTTGAAGCTAAACCTACCAAACTACGATTTCCCTGATTGTTTAAAAATTTAGGAACCGAACTGGCGAGCTTTTCCTGTATAGGTTTGCTCACGGATATACCGGCAGCGAAGACAACTATGAGTGCGTCAAGTTGCTCGTCGGTTAGATCAAATGGGTTTTTCTTTTTTTTAGCGGAATCCGTAGGTACAGAATTTTGGGGGGTGGGAATCATCACCTGTTGCTGAGCCATTTGAACGGCGCGTGGATCTGTACCCATCATAGGCGATTCAAATCCCTGATCTTGTGGGTAACTCATAACATCTGAAATAGGTGTCGAGTCCATGTCTGCTTTATATTCATTCACATTTTTTTCCGGGATTTCTGGCACAAGTGTTGTTGTTTTTGAAAACCTGTCCACGGGTACCATACCATCCGCTTCTTCTGATAAATTCATAGTTACAATGGAATCTGACATTTACAATAGTTTAGTTTTTTTAGTTAAATGATTGTCGCATTTTTTACATACAGGACATGTATGTAAAAAATGTTCCCAGAGGGGTTTGAACCCACGACCTTGGCGTGCCTTATATGAATATTACTTCATTATTTATACTTAGTATAAGCACCACGCTCTAACCAACTGAGCTATGGGAACACAAATTACCTATATTTGGTTTTCCCGAATATAACTAGCACTCAATCTTTAAGTGTATAAAGAATAGATACTTATCTATATTATATGGAAAATAACATTCCCTGTAATAGTGAATATTATCAAGATATGTTCGATCAACATTTAGACGAGACTGAACAAAAATTACGAGTTCAAATTAACAATATAGTTAAGGAGATATATGACACGCTTGGATCTGGTCATAGTGAACGTGTCTATCATAATGCTATGGAAGTGAGTTTACGTGAACTAAACATACCATACGAGTCTGAACGTTACGTTCCAGTTTATTATAAAGATCATGTTGTTGGAATGGCGCGTGCTGATATAATTATAAGACGAACAACTGTTCTGGAATTAAAATCCGTAAAAACGTTAACGGATGCTATGATAGCTCAAGCTCGTAAATATTTACATCAATTAAAGGTTGATACTGGGTATTTGATTAATTTTCCATCAAATGAAAATTGTAAACCCGAAATAATAGAAGTAAATAAGAATTCTTATGAAACCCCATCGGACAAATAACCTACCACAAACTAGCCTTAAATAGTGGGAATAAACTCCCATTGAAGATCTTTACATATCGCTTTCCATATGATATCTTGCTGATGAAGTTTTTCTTTTGATTTTAGTAGAGGAAAATACTGAAGATACGAATCTTCAGATAGCAGCTCACAAAACTTATATAATACAAAACTATAACTCAAAAAATTTTTTCGATCTGATGGACAATTGTCATCGAACGGTTTCTGAATATCACGGAACATCATACGTAATTGTTCTTCTAATTCTACAGGCATTTTAGGTGGTTTGATCCCACTTAATATATTCGTAATATAAGGTACGTGTTCATAAAACTTATTTAATTTAAGTTTTTTAAGTAACGATCTGACTTTAGCGTGTGTTATCTCGTTAAGTGATTTAATTTTCATTTTTTTGAACTCGTTTCGCAATTCGTCTATAACCTCTTTAGGGATAGTTGTTATTTCCTGCGCTTGAAATTGTGAGAGCCATTCATTAAAATGATTATCTCTTTTGTACGAGTAATTTATAACTTTACCCGATGTTTCTTGTTCTTCTTTATAAGTAAGTTCTTCGCTTATTAATATTTCCAAAATACATCCACACGAGTCGCATACTAGTTCACTTGTATCATGAAAATGAAAAATATTACTATCAGGGCAATTTGGACAATAATCAATTCTCTTGCGCTCTATGGGACGATCGATAGTTTTCTTTTCCACGTCGATAAGATAATCCGTGTAAATATCTTTTTTTTGTAACCCCATAGTTTCTTTACAATTAAAGATGTTATCTCTGGTAACCTCGTTCACAGATTCCGTGTCGATAGACCTTTGTATATATGGCATACATTTTCCAATATATTCCGCCATTTCCGATTCGTATTTTGTTTTATTTAATGGATCGGTTTTAATCAATTCTAACCAATTATCTAATTTATTATTATATCGACTTAAAAAATTACCTTCCATCTATATAAATGATTAAATTACTTCGTTCGTTTTTAATTAACGCAATTTACATATTTCATAATATTGTCAATACGTTTTTTAAAAAGAACGATTACTCTATTGTTGAAAGGTATATTGAATACGGTGTAGATCATAATAAGGAATTCAAGACTAACGAACCATTTTGGGAAAAATGTTCACGTGAACACGATCGAAATACTAAATATTATGTAGTTAATACTGATGTCAATAAGTCATTACCCAACATTCCAGATATGATCGACAAGGTTATTATACGAATTAAGTATTGGCATAATAACAAAATCTATAAATATTTAACTAATAATCCAAAATATGAATGGCCACCGCCAAAATCAAAATCTATGTCTTTTCATTTACCATTGACTAGTGCTCAATTAATGGATGTCAACGATAAACCTGTCAAGGATGTACTCGAAAAAATCCGGAGGTATTCGGGTCCCCATTCAGATTTTCACGGAGAAAAAATTAAAATTAGTGATATGTTTTATTATACAGAACCATTTTTAGCTACGACGTATCCTAAAATTAAAATCAAAAACTGTTTTGGTATGGTTAAATCCGTTGACACGGCTACTGGCTATCTCACTGATCTTCGTTTACCTTAGTAGCTAAATAAAATTTTAAATCACCTAGGTTTGCAACGTTATATTTTAAAATTAAAAATCGATTTTGTTCTTCTTGCATTATTTGTACTGTAGAGCACATACTGGTAGCCTTCGTAAATATGTTCATATACCTTAATGAATATATACCAGACATTAAGGCGCAATCATCTACACACTGTATTTCCGTTTCTTGATCTGCAAAATCACCTTTGCATATTAAACGCAAGACTTTACCCCCTCTAGAAATTTCTATTTCATCGCCTATATTTGCCATATCTCGACATATTCTCTGAAAATCTACAGATGGAATAGGCGTATTTACGGTCATATGCATTTCAGGTACTTCAATCTGATTTTCGTTTATGTCTAATAATTTTAATGCAAATTTTGTAGATGTTTTTTTCTGTTCACTGTGAATTTCAATGTTCATGTATTCTTTTGAATTTATGGTTATTATCAAAACGTCATTTACGGTAATGGTTTTTAATAATTTGTATACATTAGTCATGTTAACACCGCAATCAATCGACTCACTGCATTCATATTCTTCGAAGTTCTCGGCTGGAAGATGCATATCTATCAAAGATGTACGTGCGGTATCAAGAGTTACGATATACATACCGGTTGGTTTAAAATAAATATTGACGTCATTCAATATATCTTTAAGGACCTCAAAGGTAGATTTTATAGCTGCAGCTTGAACCGTTACCAGTTTCATCTTTTAATCCGTGGATTTAATTCTTTATATCACTATACGCAACGTCTTCAACTTTACGACTAATTTTCTCTTGTAACTCTTTTGTCATTGGGGGTTGTAAAGATATTCCATATTGATCAAGTCCGAACATCTCCCCTGTAGGTTCACCGGTTAATGTAGTTGAATTAATTCCACCGAATCCACATGTTTCTAACTCTTCTACGGGTAATAGAGACTCGAGCCAATTATGAATTTCTCGTCCAACTAATAGTTTACCATTTTTTGTTAACATTGTAGGTACTCGAGTTATTTTAGTTTTAAACTCTGGGGGTATTCCATGAATTGTCACGTTATGAAATTGGACAATTTGCTGTAATTGTTGATGTTTACTTATAAATTTTACAACTTCTACACTGTGCTTGCACTTAGGACTGAATATTAAAAGAGACATCTGTAATATTTCTTCAAAAAAATTGAAATAATTTGACACGTTTTTTTGTAAACTATATTAATGTATAGCGTAATACTCGTTCTTATACTAATTTATCTACTGTTCGATTCCAGGACAGAGAAGTTCGGGTATTCTGGTGCATATACACCCATTCATGAAGTTGTATTGAATGATCCAAAACCAAAACTAGAAGAATATATCAAAGTTGAAAATATTACGATTAATAATGATTTAATGGAAGATTTTGTACTATTAACTAATAAATACTTAAATGAACAAGCTGGTATTCACAATTATATAATAGAAACGAAGGATGTTAAACAATATAAACACAAAGAAAAAAACCACTATCTTTACAGATGTAATTTCATGTGTGTTAAACCTAGTGGATTTGTTTTTGGGTTTTCGGTTACATCTGATATATTAGTTATTAATAATAAACCGTCACATGTACTAGGTGTTAATTCACAAGAACTTGATATAAATCCCCCTTCAGACAAAACGCCGTTTGAAAGCAGTATAGAAGGTTCTGAATATGTACTCTATGAAGACATAAAAAATAGTGAGTTAGATACGATAAAAAAATAGCCTAGTTATTATTAATGATAAACGTTGATGAGATTTCTAACATCGTCAATAATAGAAATCGTATGAAAAAGGAAACGTATGTCGAATTATATAAACAGATAACACGTAAAATACGACGAGCTGTCGATACCAATCGAAAACATGTAGTCATAGAAATTCCAGCATTTGTTATAGGATATCCTACCTTTAATCGTTTAAAAGCCTTGATATATTTAAAACGACAATTGGAACTGGCTGGGTTTGATGTAGCTGTTATAGGAGACTATGAAATTAATATTACATGGAGAGTAAAAAGACCAAATAGGGATTCATCCAGACTAACATCTATGGACGAGTTCCCAACTCTTATAAATTTAAAAAAGGCAGCGAACCAATACAGGAGAAATGCGCAAAACATCTAATAAAAAAAGTTTAATTAATCATAAATGGACAACTTAAACGTTTTAGTTGAGGCGAAACGAGAATATCTTGAGCAACTTTCCATACTTATATGTCCAGTTATGATTGATGTATTTGATGCCATGTATCAAGAAGCGCATAAACTTTCCAAGGGGCGTCAGACTTTGATTATGTTTCAAAAGTTATTAAAGGACGTACCCGAATGGAATGAAACTATGGCTAAACAGCACACAGATAATATAGCTGATAGATGTTCATGGTTTAGAGATCTTGTTGCAGCTGTTTTTGTCAGTTCGGTTAAAATTCTTTCAGCTGTCCGCTTAAGTAAGGATTCCAAAAAAATGTCTGTAAAATTACCCACAAATGAAATTTTCATTCACACGTGTTACAAGAATGCCGCAAAAGACCTATACCGTGATCCCTACATATTTAGCGAGACACAATCTGAACATGCTCGAAATGATAAACTATACGATAGATTTTCTACATGCGTTGAAAGTTCCGTAAAGGAACTTATACCAGTTCAACAAATATTACAAACATATATGACGGCCGAAACAGATGAATATGTGGACGGCGAAGAACCGGATTTACATGATGAAGATGTAGGCGAATTTGACGAAAACGAGGATCAACAGTACATGGGAGACGAACAAATGGGAGATGGTATGGAAGAAGGTATGGAAGAAGGTATGGAAAATGAGCAATATCAGGAACAGGGAATGGAAGGTAATCCGTATCCAGATGATACTCCACAACAACCCCCCAACCCGTTTCAAAACGAATTTAAAACAATTCGATCTACACCAGAAGAACAAACACAGGCACCCGACGATAGAGAAGAATTATTTTCAGATGCAGCTGATTCCCGTAGTAAAAAACTTGGTTATTAAATATGGATGAATATCTTAGAGAGCCTGGATCAGCCGCTATTATAGCCGCTGGTATAACAGCGATGTATATACACGCGAAAGCTCGATTAAATGACGAAGGATCTCTTACAACAAGTTCCTACGCAAAACCGGCTGCATTGGTAGGTATATTAGTTTATTTTATAGTATCTAACGGACTCGGTAAACGTGAAACTATTTCAACTGATCCATTTTGAATAACTTAAAGATAATTCTCGTGTAATGTATATAATGACTTCCATCGTTGCATTTAATGATATGATGGGACAATTTCTTACGGAATTGCACTCAGCCTTTCCAGAAGAAAAGAAACTAAAAAAGTACATGGCAGCTTTCGAACTTATGCGATCTGCTAACGGAAAACTCATTGTCGAAGGATATATGGACAGTATCGGCCCGTACACGGATAAAATCAATGCACGCGACGAATCATTTTTTCTAGAGAACGCGGCAGAAATTGATTTTCTCAAAGAAATCAATATCAAAGAATGCTGGCCAAAAGCTTCAGATGGAACCCGTGCAGCTATTTGGCAATATATCCAAACTCTTTACATGTTAGGTACGACTATCACCGCAATTCCACCCGATACGCTTTCTATGATAGAAACTGTAGCTAAACAGTGTGCAGATAAGATGCAGAATGATGATGGTGAAATAAACATAGATGAATCTGCTCTTATGAAATCTATGCAAGGCTTACTTAGTGGAATGATCAAAAAATAAAAACTGTATAATATAAATGGTATCATTGTTTGAGGATCCTAAGCAAATAATTAGGGCTGATAAAGTTACTGAATTTTGGCCAATAAAAAAACATACAGCAGAAGAACGTGTTAATGCAACTGCTCGTTTTATAATTTATGCGACGTGCATATTATATATTATTAGACGTGATATTAGAGTATTTATATTAGGGTCTACATGTTTAGGCGTCTTATACGTAATGGAAACCTCCAATATGATTAAAGGTGCACCTCCTACCAAACATCAGGGTTTAGACAATGATATTTATTCAGCCTGTCAACGCCCTACGAAAAACAATCCAATGGCGAATGTTTTAGTGAGTGATTATGACGGTAGACCAGATCGACCGTCAGCGTGTGATTACCACTCCGTGAGAGATGAAGTTAACTATATGCTGTCTGGTAATATAGCATATGGTCCACAAAAATCCAGATCTCCGATGCCAGAATATCAACGAAATGCATATTCCAGGCAATTTGTATCAGGGCCGGTAACTACAATTCCCGGTGCTCAAACCGAATTCGCTGAATGGTTATATGGTAAAAAGCACGAAGATACATGCAAAACAAATCCATTGTTATGCGACCCGAATGCGCGTGGGGTACAATTAGAAGCTTTTGGGGGGCTACAGCCTAATAACGATAAACGAAGTGGTATGATGGGGGGTGGGAATGGTTCAGCTTAGTTAGATAATATTCTCATGTAATAGTAAATGGCTTATCAGCTTCAACCCGGATTAAATTTAGTAGAAACTCCTGCACGCCCAACTGTTTGTGCGACGGAAGAGGTTTTTGCTTACCCTCAGCCCAGCACATTGAATTATGGATCCAGTCGTCCCAATACGATGCTTTATGGAACGGCACCTTTCAAGGCCGGCAAGGGAGCGCCCGCACAATTCATAGAAACGAGTGATGAATTACGCCCCCAGTCTACATCTAGATTTAACAAAATAGTAGCGAAAACGTATGAACAGAATTTGTTCCCTCTTCAAAATGTCGCTTGTAAACTTCCTTTAAAAACCATGAGATATGAACCGAATAGTACTCGCGCAGACACGCAAAATCAAATGTTTCAAATGAGATATTCTCGTCAATAAAAATATTTATATCTTATAAGAATGGCAGATCCCGCTTCTATAATAGCTATTGCTGGACTGGCCTTTATGGGTAAAAAATTAAGCGATCCCAAGCCCGAAAAATATACAAATGCTCCTAAAACTACAGAAGCTCCATCCCCATTTTTGCCAGCGTATCCACAAGAAGTACCAAACCTATACCAACCAACTCCAACAGATGAACCAGGTTGGTTAGGATATCCCCCACCTAAAAAAGAACAAGGTAGCTTCGGTGATGTTGTCCCACAAGTACGAACCAGTGGAAATGAAGTATTAGATATGCGCAATAGGATGTTTGATAACGGTCGTATGAATAATTTATCACCAATACAAAAACAACTCGTAGGTCCTGGTATAGGTGTAGGACCCGAAGTACCAGCTACAGGTGGTTATCAGCAGCTAGTACGAATTAATCCGGAAAATGTAGGATCTTATAAACTCACTACATTACCGGGTAGAAGTGGTCCTGCGTTTGATATCTTCGGTGGTCGTCGCGGTAAAATGGGTGAAATTGCAAATAACCGCCCCGAGAAAACTGCATATTTACCAAGTCGTAGACCACTCGCCGGTGGTAAATCACAAGGTTTTGATGGTCACGTTGTTAGAGGAACACATGTTAATGGTAAACGCTTGACTAATAGATCTCAAACTGGTATGCGAAATGATGGTTTGAACTTTCCCGGTGCTAAACGCATTGTTTCTAACATGACAGTGAATTCAGATCCCACTAGGAACAAGAAGGATGGTAATATAGAACAATATTCTTACAATAATCAAGTTGCACCAAATATTAATAAATATTCACACGGTTATGTAGTATCACCCGGTGTAATGATCGGTACTTCAACACCTCATTCGAGTGATAAATTATTCCAATATGGATTCCGTCCAGACGATAAACGTGGAAAAGCGAATAGAGCTGGAAATGCCGGAAGAATGAATGTTCGCGCCGGACCCCTTAATCAAGGTGGTTTAGTAAGTAATATGCGTTCTGATTCTGACAGGTTACACGGTCGCACGGGACCCATCGACGGAGCTTGGACACAGCAATACGTAAGTGAAATGTATCACAAGTTTAACGCTTATAAAGGTAATATGAACCCTCGTTCTTCTTCTAAAAACTTGAATATAGCCAAGCAGCAAATTAAGAATAACCCCATAGCTCAGCAGATGTTGTAAGTGATTTTTTTTGAGTAATAACACCTATTAAAATATTGTCCATATATTTTAATGAGCGTATACACGTTAGATATAGATAGTAGTGAACGAAATCCTATACTTTACCCTAATCCAGGTGATTATGTAGTTGAATTAAAAAATCCAATATATGACGTAAAAAAATTATCTATAGTGTCTGGTCGTATTCACGCAAGTCAATTGTTAGTAAACGATAATAATAATACGTTTTCTATAACAAGTGATGGTTTAACGTCCAATATAACATTAGAAAATGGAAATTATAGTGGTAAAACGCTGGCAATCGAATTAGCGAGTAAACTAAATCAAGTGATAACAACCGCTGTTTATGATAAAGAAAAAAACGATATTACGTTAACTGGGTCAAGTGATTTTACATTTAATTTTTATGATGGTGTAAACGGTTTTAGTTCAGTTTCAAATGGCGTGAATAAAACTACACCACACGATATCATGGGATTTCCAGCTAATAATGTATCATCCTTAAATAAAACTTTAACTACAGGTAGTCTTAATTTACAGGGCCCTGATGCACTTGTTATAAAAATAAGTAGTGGGGCTGAAGAATTAAATAAAACTGTATATTCTGATACACCTTTTTACACTGGTAGAATTTTAATGTGTGGCGATGTAATCAATTATTCTGGACAAGACGATATCGTAGAACATAATTTTGACACGGGTTCACAAAATATAAGTAAATTACGTATTCAATTTTATTATAGTAGTAATAACCGTTTAATTCCTTATGATTTTAGAAATGCAAATCATATATTGAAATTAAACATAACATGTACAACAGACAAACTTAAAACAATACCTGATATAAAAAAGGATTTTTCACTTCCTAAACCTATTCACATACCCGATATAGAGAATCTGAATAAGTGGAATGCATTTATATACATTTTTTTTATAGTATTAACCGGTATGTTCTTTATTATGCTCACAAAGCCTAATAGGATTAACGGGTAACCGCGTATACGGGAGAAGTGGGCTTCCTGACGCGCTTGGATAAGCGGGAAATGACCATGTAAACAATAACGGAAAGAAGAGTGGTGAAGAGCGCGGTGAGACCGTAGTTAAGACCACCGTTCTTTTGGACGCGTACGACCTGATGAATGGTCCAGCGAACGAGATCCATCCAAGAAAGGGCGGCAGCGAAAGAGAACCCGGCAACGACGGCGTTGAGAGATTGGGTCTCAAGCTCGCGGGAAATAGCCATGAGGGTATCGGTAGCAGCTTCTGCAGACATTTTATAGTATATATAGATTTTTTTATTCTGGTAACAATTCCTCTTCAATCAGAATTTTTTTATATTTTTGGTTTTCATACCCCCTGATAGGCTTGGGTTTTTCCTCACTTTCCGATTCGGATTCCGAATCCGAATCCGATTCTGAACTTGATTCTGAACAGTCATTACTCTTAAATAGTTTATATTTACGTTTACTCCAACCCTCTGGAGTATGACATGTTTTCATTACTATCAATAGCATTTTTAATCATCTCCTCTGACGGATTTGTCGGTTTCCACGCATCCCATGCATCATATGCATCATTTATACGTGTAAATTTTTCATCATCACCCGAATAAGGTTCGAACATTTCATCTTCGTCGTCTACCACTTCAATGGTATCTTCGTTATCAGATTCTTCTTCTGTATAAATTTCCGGGAAGTATGATCCAATTCTATCACCTACAGTATTCATAGCGCAATATTTCATACAATATTCCACGTCTTTCGCGAGAATTGTATTTCTTCCACACGCTTTTGCATATTGTCCGGATAAAACTACCGCATTTTCGAGTACAGGTGTTACTATATCAATTGCCGATTGGACCATTTGGGAAGAGAAGTTGTCCTGATCCATCTTTAATTCTAAATATGTTATTACTTAGCGCGTAAACTCTAAGTTCTCTTATATCCGACGTATTATTGTTCAATGTGAGTGATATATTTTGATCTTTAATAGTACTAAAATTCACGTGGCCAGTGGGATACCATTTCTCTGGTTCTAATGCAAAGCTATATGAATAAAATCTTCTGAATAATTGTGTTCTTGAATGGTGTATACCACTTTGAACCGCCCTAAGATTTATCAAATTCCCTGTTACATCATTTAAGATAACCTCTTTATCTAAAGTTAATTCTAAGCTTACTAGATTCTCATAATTGATATATCTACCATTTACTGGATAAACTTGTGAAGGGTGATCGTAGTCAAAATGACTATATAACACGTTTTCATTACTTACACGTGAAATCACGAAATAGAGCTCCTTTACTGGGTTTGAAAAATTTAACCTAAATTTTGTTATATCGTTACCATCGTTCTTTGAAATAGGTATTCTAAAAACATTACGCTGGATTTGTGTAATCACGTAATCGCGATTCAATTTTTCTAGCATTTTACGTTCTGTTGAATCGAGTAATATCATTTCAGTATAGAGATTTATAGAATTAATTGTTGCAGTAGATTCATCAAATCCTTCATTAATTACATTTAAGTAATCATATATACAGAATTTCCTTTCGCTTAATTGAACCTCTATTTCACATTCGTGTAAACTAAATGCATGTAATGGGATATATAATTCGGGGTTATTATGAAAATAAAAAGGAATATCGACAATATATGTTCTAGATTCGGTGGCATTATCTAAATAGTTATCTATAGATGTAGATACAGAAGTTCCAGATAACTCATTTGGATTTTTACCTATTAATTTGGATAAGTTTAATTGTTTTGACTGTGTTATATAATGTTCACTATATATTTGTAACCAATCACGCGGAATTCTTTGTATAAGTTGACCTCCTATTATCAAATCAATATGATCTATTATAGCATGACCAATTGATTCTATATATTTATAGTAAACATCATCTTTTTTTAAAGGAGGCAAATTAATATGTAACCTAATAGATTTAATTAGATCACCCGAATCTGCTGGTATTGTACATTTTATCCTATTTCCATATTTAACTTCTCCTTCAAAATCGTGTTTTATATCGTACACCGCAAAGTTTGCGTGTTTCCTGAAATTTTTTATAAAATGTGTGTACTCAGGATTTTCTGTAAAAAATATATCCTGAGAACCGGTTGTAGCGAGTTGTACACGACCGGCCATTACTACTATTACTTTTTAAAATTTTAACCCTGCTAAACCACTTCGTATGTTTAATATGTTATAATTTAATGCGTAAATATCAACTTTAGTGTTACGTGTGGTTGATACATCTTCCATTTCTATGTTTATATGTTTATGAACTATTCTACTCATATTTAATTGACCTGTTGGATAATATTTTTCGGGGTATAATGAAAATGAGTGTATATAGAATTCATACGCGGGGTCTGGACACCCTGTATGACATTTTAATGTATTATGATAAGCGAGTTCTGTACCAGTTTTATTAAACACACTCGAACCATTGCACGTGAATTTTATATTTTTTATTAATCTGTGATCCGATCTTTTATATTTAGATCCTAGACCTACGATAGTATCGGAAAATGATTGGTTGTTTGAATGTGTATCGAGTAATACATCGTAAATTTCACCATCTATGGGATCCGTGTATTCTTTTGCTAACACGAATAATTCTTTTACGGGATTTTTAAACTTTAATAACGCAGATTTACTTATTTCATTTGGTTTAAATGTTATAGTCGATTTTTGTAATTGAGTTATTACATATTCCATCGGACGTGTTAACAAGAAATTCTTCTCGTCATCTGTCACAAAGTAAAAATCTGTTATAAGCGATGCACTTAATATGGAACCGTCAAGCGTTTTTTCACGTCTCACATTTCCATCACTTTGTATTGTATATTTAAATGTTATATCATCATCTAAATCTTTGAATGTTACTTTAATCTCTACTAATTGTTTAGTTATAGCGCATATAGGAATAGATAAACTCGGATATCTAAAAAAATAAAATGGTAAATTAACATAAAACGTGTTATACGAATCAGATACCGTTAAATGATTACCATGACCATTTAAAAAATACATAGTTTGATCCCTGTCATCTTTATTACTGTATAATTGATCATACATATCTATATAATCACCTGTTATTCGCTGTATAGTTTGTCCACCTATTAATAAATCGACATGTTTTATTATATTTTTAGCTAATGGTGGGTTATAAAAATTATATATAGCCGGTGTACCATTTGCATCGTGATCAGGTAATTTTCCTAGTTTTATTTTTAAAATAACACTGCGCAATAAATCTCCTATGTTGTTTGGTATTCTACAATGTAGCGTTTTACCAAGTGAAATATCACCAGTCAATGGTATTTCTACGGATTCAGTAGAGAATCTAGTATGTCTCTTGAAAATGGTAACAAAATACGAAAATTGTGGGTCACCGTTAAGCCATTGGTCCTGGATACCCCTGACAGCAAGTTGTACGCGACCTGCCATTCTTAATACATGTGAGTAAAATTTTATGAAATAAAACGGGGCGGTATTATAGATGGATTTACGATTACGAAAATTTAATCCTGCCAAAATTGCGGATGATAAAGTATGTATATTTATAGGTAAACGTAATACGGGTAAATCTACATTGGTAACTGATATTTTATGGCATAAAAAACATTTACCAGCCGGTATAGTATTATCTGCTACAGAAGAAGGTAATCATTATTATCAACAGTACGTACCCGATCTATTCATATACGGCGATTATGATAGGGATGCGATAGAACGGGTAATGGAGAGACAGAGGAAACTTGTAGGTGCAGGTAAAACAAATTGCGGAGCCTTTCTATTATTGGACGATTGTATGTACGATAGTAAGTTCATGCGTGACACATGTATCAGGCAAGTATTTATGAATGGACGTCACTGGCGCCTGTTCTTTATGCTCACGATGCAATACTGCATGGATTTACCACCGGCGTTACGTGCTAATGTTGACTATGTTTTCGTATTACGAGAAAATATCATTCAAAACCGTGAAAAACTTTATAAGTCATTTTTCGGTATATTCCCCAATTTCGATATGTTTAATAAGGTTATGGATGCTTGTACTGAAAATTACGAATGTATCGTACTAGATAATACAAGTAAGAGTAATCGTATAGAAGATTGTGTATTTTGGTATAAAGCTCGTTTACATAAGAATTTTAAAGTGGGAGCACCGGAATATTGGCAAGCGCATAAAAAGATGTTCAATCCCAGACAAAATGCATCAAAGCTAGATCCAAAGAATATAAAGGGGCGGGTGGCCCCACAATTTAAAGTTACTAAACAGGGGCATGGTAGATAAAAATATATTAGAATATTAAGATATGGCAACCAGAACGCCTATAAAAAAGACTATCACACCTGGTACTGCTAAACGTCGAACGGAGACCGTTAAACGACAGGGTAGAAATAGAAGTGTTAAATTGGGAAATGCAAGGAAAGATCCTTATGCGTCGATCAATAAGTTGTACAAAAATATAAAAAAGTTACACATCCCAAAAAACGTATATAATCTCGGCACGGTCACGAATATCAATAATAGATATTTATCTGTTCGAATGAGTAAAAAATTAGTTGACAATCTCAAAGATATATACGTCAATAAATCTATGAGAAATCAAGCGGAATACGTTGGTGTGATTCCGTTTACGTTAAAAAATACGAGAAACTATGTAAAATTTTATTCGCCTACGGCGCGCACAAATCATAACCACGCATTTGTACGAGCTACGGCGAACGAAGTTAAGCAATATATAGTATATCATACACACATTGTACCTCCAAATAATAATAGAAGTTTATTTACGTATCCGAGTGCGCATGACATTAAAGCGTACATAGAAAATTATCCACAGATACAGGCGAATTTAATTTTGGAGAATAATGGATATTACATAATAGATCTATTGGAAACTAATATGAGAATACCCAATTCTTCAACTGTTGTACAGTCTTTTTTAGGACTTTTAAACGATAGCGCGTTTTCGAATTTAATAATTGAGAATCGCGGTTTATTTTATATCGTAACTAATTCGGTTAATTGGAAGCGTTTTATTAATAGGCGCATAGATCCTATCATGCGTCGTCAATTTGGTATTTCTATAAGATATTATAGTTGGAATGAATTGGGTAAAATAACTCTGTTAGATAAAAATATCCTTATGAATCAGGGATGAATACAATAGCTTTTAAACCGCGGCATATAGAAATTCCAGCACAAGTTGTACGCGATTTGAAAGATATAAGTTATTTATCATCTAAGAGAAAATGGGAATACGCGGGTGCTATAGAATGTAAAATCAAAGGACGTGCGGCCATATTTAGTAAACCTACTTTCGTTACGTCTAAAGATCGGCGTCGAGTAGATTTAAAAGAAATCGAAACCGTGTGGCCTTCTTTAATAACATACCACACACATCCAGCTGTAGTTCAGCCACAAAATATACATTTTGAAAGTGACGAAATATTCACAACACTTCCCAGTAATTCTGATATGGAAGTGTGTA